CTCACCAAGAATTTACTTCTATTTTTATTAAAACCCTCTGCTTTATCAGTTGTTTTTACGTGATAAGTTGCATATCCAGTCAAGCCATAACCCTTTCCATCGATTTTGCCTAAATGGTCTCCTCCAACTGCGATAATTGTATCTCCACTTTTAACCATTCTACCAAAATCGTAGTTGAAAGCACATGGAGCTAATAATGCTTTGTGTTCCTGTGCTATAATATAAGCTTTTTGGTATTCTTCATCTAAATAAGTCACAACAGTATTTTTCACACTATCTTTTTGCTCTTTAGTTAGTTCCAACTTTGCCACTCCTTTCACTTCTGCTTTTTGTTTCTTGTAACCGTTAAGTCCTAATTTCTTCATTAAATTTGGATAATCAACAAAACACCAACTTGTATCGACGCCACCCTCACCAGTTGATGGTATGCCTTTCCATTGACCTTTGTTAGTGTATTGGTGCATTGCATATTTACCAGCATAGTTAACGCCTTTATTCCAATGTGCTATCCATATATCGTATTTCTTTATGCGTTCCCAAGACAAACGACCGTCAAGGAATGCCTTGTTGCTATAAATGCCTACATAATATCCAGCATGTTCAATCTCTGAGCAAAATCTAACGGTATAATCAGTTAGTTGTTTATTTGAGTATCTTTTCCCATTTAGGCTGAAATCCTCAATGTCGAAGTATACAGGATATTCCAATCGCCTACCCTTTAGTGCCTTTAGTGTCATATCAATTTCGGCTGTAATGTTTAAATAACTTGCTACATACACTCCAACTCCAATTCCAGCCTTTTTACATTCTCTGTAGTTGTACTCAAATGTTTTATCAATATATCCTCCACCATAGCCACTGCCAAGACGTAAAATCGCAAATTGTACTCCGTCAGCCTTAGCTTTCTTCCAGTCGGGATATCCATTATACTTAGATACATCTACACCTACTAGCTTATTCATACCTTGTTCCACCTCCTAGAATAATCTGTTTCATTTCGCCTAATATTTTTATCATTTCTTCTTGATTTTTTAACAACTCGTCATGGTCTCTTTGTAAATCCATGGCGTTTGTATTATGTTGTTCTAGTTTTTCTTTTAAATCTAGCAATTGTCTTTTAAAATCAACAGTTTCGTCATAGTGTCGATTTATTATTTCTGTATTTTTGTCTATTGATTTGTTGAAATTTACCCACGCATTCAAAAAAAGAGGTGAATATTTGAATACAAATACACACACTCCCACAGCGAATGCGAAGGTAAACCCTGTGTCTAACAATTTTAGAAATTGCTCCATCTGTCCTCCTTGTATTATATGTTTATTGTTAAGTTTGGTTTAGAGTTTGTTTTAGTAATTGTTATTGTAAAGTTTTTTAATTTATCGTTTTTAAAAAGCAACAAACAATCCCCACTCACAATAAATACATCTTTGTTTTTAACATTATAATTTTTTCCGTTTACACTTATCGTATAATTTTCATATTCTAATGATGTCTTAAATCGATAAGGTGTGTGAGGTGTCAGTATGTCAGATGATGTGACATTAATATAATGTGCCCAACTGTTATGAATTTCTAACAAAACTTCTTCCGCATTCTCCCAAATGATATCACTACCTTTACATACTTTTACCAATTGTTTATCGCCAAACTTTATGTCTTTTGTGTCTTTGCCTATCCTAATCATAAGCAATCATAGGGTATTACATAACTTGTACTACCCCCCCCGTGTAAATGTGTATTTTTCAACGTTTTACGCTCCTTTATTTATATGTTATAGTTATTTTTGTTCCCTTTGGAATGCCTGTCTGTGGTTCTAAAAATTCATAAAATCTCGTTTTCATTGCTAAAAATCCAGAACTAGACATTCCTTTGATATATTGTTCATCAATATCTTTGTAACCCTCTACTTTTATTGATATAAGTCGCTTTCCTTTAATTTCAGCAACCACATTTGATGGCACGTAAAACCCACCACTATAAATGTGTACATTTTCTGCAACATTGAACGATATTTTTTTAGCGTTCTCCCATACCAATGAATTGCCTCTCATAACCTTTGAAAATCCCTTTGGAATTTTTGTTGTAGTTCCTTGTTTAATCATAGTCTTCTACTCCGTTATGAAATATATTGTATCGCTGTCTTTGTAATAAATATTATCGTATTGATATTGTGTTCCAGCCCAGAATGACAAACTACCACCGTTTTTGTTTGATATCTTATCAGTTGACAAGTTGTTCATTTTAGCCTCTAAACTTGATAAGTCACTAGCACTGGCTTTGTTGTTGAGTGTGTATTGCAAGTCGCTTATATCACTTATACTATGCCTGTGACTTGTACTAGCTTTTCTGTCAAGCGTGTACTCTAAATTGTTTATATCACCTATATCGTGTTTGTGAGTTGTACTTGCTTTTGAGTTTAATGTAGACTGTAGATTTGATATATCGCCTATACTGTGACTGTGACTTGTACTTGCCTTTGAATTGAGCGTAGACTGTAAATTCGAAACATCACTTATGCTGTGACTATGGCTTGTACTTGCCTTTTTATCAAGTGTGGTTTGTAGGTTTGATATAGCGCTTATACTGTGTGTATGTCCTATGTCTGATTTTCCATCAACCTTTTTCTGTAAATTAGCTAAATCACTTGTACTTGCTTTTGAGTTCAATGTAGATTGTATACTAGCTAAATCACTGCTACTTGCTTTTTTGTCAAGTTCATTTTTCAACCCAGTAACATCTGGTATATTATCTAAATCAGCCTTGTTTGCCTTGTTGTCAAGCGTATCTTTCAACCCCTCGACCTCTGATATAGTATGCGTGTGAGTTTTGCTTGCCTTATTGTCAAGTGCTGTAGATATTGTTGATATACTACTTGAGTTTGCATTTGCCACTTTTTTCGTGATGTCTATTTCTGTTGTGTTTGCGTTGATTTTTGAGTTTGTTTCACTAAACATAGAATTTACGTCATTAAGAGTATGGGCGTATGCTTCATTCAACCCACTGACATTTTCATCAACATATTTTTTGTCAGCTTTGAGTTTCAGTTCTCCATCAAAGGCTGTATTAAATTGATTAAGCCTTTCATTCAATCCATTAACGCTTTCGTCAACGGTCTTTTTGTCTGCTTTGAGTATTAATTTTTCGTTAATGTCTTTTTCTTCAAGCTTTTTATCAAGTGCTGTTTGTAAACCAGTTACATCTGCTATTGAGTGAACGTGTGCCTTTTCTGATTTGCTATCAATTAAAGTTTTTAATGTATTTATTTCGCTTTGATTAGCTTTTTCTTTTAAATCATTAGTTAACTTGTCAACTGCTTCCTGTGATGGTAACTCTTTTAATATGTTTGATAAATCTTCTAAATCTTTCTGATTAGCTTTTGTGCTAATGCTTGTATTGATTTGTTCAACCGCTTCTTTAGTTGCTTTAGTGTTAAGTTCAGTCTCAATAGTTGATATCTTATCAGTATATGTTTTAGTTGATACTGCTGTATCTGTGCCATCTACATCAAGCTTTATAACTCCAGCTTTTTCGCTTGTTGCTGGTGCAACATTAAAACTATTTACCTTTTCAATCAATTCTTCATTTGATTTTGATAAGTTATCAGTCTTAGAGGTCAAACCCTGTGTAGTGTCTTTTAAGCCTTGAATACTTGTATCATATTCTTTTAATTTAAAATCAACTTTTGTATCTTGTTCCGATAATTTTTCTGTAACACTTGAGTTTTGTTGTTTTATTTTATCGTCAATACTTAAATTATTTTTGCTTATCTTTTCATCTACACTTGTTGATAATCCTGTTACTTGACTTGATAAGCCATCAGTTTTAGTTTCTAGTAGTTTTATGCTTTTATCGTGTGCTGATAATGTAGTATTTTGTTCTTCTATTTTTCCACTAAAAGCTTGTTCTTTTTCGTTCAACTTGTTATCAACGTTTGATGATATGTCAGCAATAGATTTGTTGTATAAGCTATATGATATCGCTGTATCATCTTGTTCTGTTAGGCCTTTCAGTTTGACAATACCCGCAACTGTTTCTGTTGCTTTTTCAATTTTAGGTATTTCTGGCATTTCATCTGGAAGTCCACTTAACGATTTTATTTTGATATCCCAATTTTTGAATGTAATATCACGTTCAGTATCTTTAGTTGACCTTTGTTGTTCGGCTTTTGCGCGTTCTTCTTCTTGCTTTTGTCTAGTTTCTTCTTGTTCTTGTCTAGTCTTTTCAGATTGACTTCTAATTTGTTCATCTGATTTTCTAGTCTTTTCAGCTTCTACACGTGCGTTTTCTTGTTGAACTCTAGTATCTTCTTCAAGCTTTCTTTTAGTTTCGTTATCGTCTCTAACTGTTTCAGAAATCTTGCGTATCTTTTCGTTTTCTTCTCTAGTGTTTTCGTTTTTAACTCTACTAGCTTCTTCGCTTTTCCAAGTTTCTAATAGTTCTTTTCGTTCAGTTTCTAGTGTAGATAAGCTTTCTAGCTTGTTATTTCTAGTTGTTTCTGCTTCTTGTCTAGCTTGTTCATTAGCAACTCTAGTCTTTTCGTTGTCAACTCTAGTTTGTTCGTTAGTAACACGTTCTTGTTCAGCTTGAACTCTAGTAGTTTCTTTGTTTTGCCTATCTTCTTCATTAGAAATTCTTTTTTCTTCATTAGTTTTTCTAATTTCTTCCTGTGAGTTTCTGTTGTTTTCGTCTTCAACTCTTTTTATTTCGTGTTCTTGGCGTTCTTTTTCTTTGCTTTGTCGTTCTTGTTCTTGACTAACTCTTAGATTTTCGCTTTCAGTACGTTTTTGTTCTTCAAGTTTTCTAGCTTCTTCATTGCTATTTCTAGTCTGTTCTTTTTCATCATTGGCAGTGTCTTTTTCAATTCTTGCTTGTTCATTAGCTTTTCTAGTGTCTTCATTAGATTTTCTAGCTTCTTCATCTGCAATACGTTGTTTTTCACTTTCTGCCCTTGATTGTTCATTTAAAGAACGGGTAGTTTCTTCAACTACCCTTTGTTCTTCTGATTGTTTTCTTTGTTCCTCTGCTTGTTGCCTTTCTGTTTCGTTCTTTTTAAATTCATTCAATCCCTCTAATCCGTCAAGGCTTTTAATCTTTTCAAATTCTTTTTCAAGGTCTTTAATAGTTTCTTGTATTTCTACAATATCTATTACATTGTCTTTTCCTAGTTCGGATTGACAAGTCATTGATGGGTATATAGGTACGGAACTTTGTCTTGATTGAATGAGCGACACATCACCCTTATATAGTGCAAGTTGTATCTTTAGCGTTCCAACTTTACTTAGCATATCGCTTGTTAAATACACTTTGTATCTATCGCCTATTTTTTTAGCAACACTATACAACAACTTATCTTCTCCAGAACGTTTAGCGTACAACCTCAACTCATATTCATCTGATAGAGGAATTGTATTGCCTTTATTATCTTTAATTCTAACTAACAGCCCTCTAGTTCTTGTATCACCTTGTACTACAAATAGGTTTTTGATTTCAGAATTTAAAAAATCAATACTGACATTTTTTAAGCCAACATTTTCTAAAGTATTTTCCATACTATCTCACCTCTGAAATATCTACTGCTCCGTTTTTAAGAATTTTACCCCTTATAGGTGCTTGTTCGTGGTCGATTAAATCTTCTCTATGATAATACTTTAACCACAAATCTACTGCATATTGTAGTATCATATATTCTCTAACACTAAATATAGCCTTATAGAAATTCTTATCTTTTTGATGTTTGATAATTAGTAAACATAAATATTGAGCCATTATTATACCTCCTTGTTTTCTTCAACTTTTGATAATACTTCTTTTTCCAACTCTGGTAAATCTACACCGTTTGGTAAATCTGGAGCTGTTGATGTTTCAACCTTGTCTGTTTTTGGTAATTCAAGGGCAGGTGGTAAATCAAGTTCTGCATTTCCTGTGTCTACTTCTTTTGCTTTTGATACACTCATATACTCAACTGTTTTCTTTAAGATTTCTAGTTCATCTTCTTTTGTGATGAATGTTTCTACTAAATTGTTTAAGTCTTTGATAATAGCTGTGTTTTCGTGTCTTAACGTTGTTTCAACTCTACTACCATCGTCTTTTTCACCAACTACTATATAATCAAATATAGCCTTTCCATCTTCATCAACACGTCTTAAAATTTTTGATAATCTTACGCTTTGCATTATTTTTCCTCACTTTCTTCATTTTCTTTTATAATAAAAAAACGTTCCAGTACATCAACATCATTCATTGATAACTGTAACGTCTTTAAATTATCCCTATTGAATTTTATAAAATCTATATTAATTTCTGTGTCATATAATTTTTTTAACTGTTCTTGATAATATTCTATTTTATCTTCCTTTAGCTTATATCCACCATTATCAAGCTTTTCACCGCTTTTACACTCGTTGTTAAGTCTGTTAAGTTGTTCTTCAAACGCTCCAATCGGGTCAGTTAACATCTGATAATTTCTCAACCATTTATAAGCTAAATCGTACTCCATTCGTTCATCTTTAATTCTTGTTAGTAATTTATATATACTTTCTAAATCTGCTACTTTCATATAACCTCCTAAAAAGTTTCTCCTTGTTGACAATTTTTTCCATATCTTATGGCTTCTTTTACTTTTAAATTACGTTGTACATATAATGAACCATAAACGGTCATCTTGTAACCATCTCCGCCATCTCCGATGTCAACACAACTTGTTAAGGTATTGCCATTTCCAGTTGATAACACTTCTATACAACCGTATTTATTAATTCTTAATTGACCACTAGGACTTGATGATTGACTTGCTCCACTATGAAATAACACAACTCCACCACTATTTAATTCAACAATCGGTCTACCAGCATAACTAACTCTAAATGTGCTTTGTGTGTGCAATCTGGCTCTATAAGTATTACTTTTTTCGTCAAGATACCTTTCATCTATTGTTAATGAACCGTTGTAAAAACTAAATGTACCATCATTTAAGTTGATTTTTGACACACCGTTTTCTGATTTCAAAATCCCTGCTGTTATCATATCTGCTGAAATTGCTGTAGATTGAATTTTGTCTATATTTGCTTGACTACCAACAATTCTGTCAACAAAAAAATCGGCTGTTGTTAGTTTATATACCATCATATAATCTACTTTTAAATGTTTAGCTTGTATTGAACCAGCTTCTATATGATTTGCTTTTATGGTATTGGTCATTATTTTACCACCATCTATAAAAGTGGCGTCTGAATTATCTTTATTGTCATTATTTAAGTCTCTGAAAGATACTTTGCCCTCTAGGTCGATATTACTTGCTTTTGCGGTTATGCTTTTTTCGTTGACTTGTATTCTTGACTCTAACTTATCAAGCTTGCCATCCAATCCACTTACTTGACTAACACTCAATGTTATTGAATTAGCTTTTTGTTCGACTGCACTGGTTATCTTCTTATCAAATTCATATAAATTACTGCCGACAATAGATGTTATACCGTCTACTTTTTGGTTTATTCTTGAATATTTTTCGGACAACGCTGCGTTATCTTGTCCTATCCAACTGACCATATTTGACATTCCGTCTACAGTTTGTTTTAATTCAGAATATTTTGTTGATAGTTCACTTGTTTCTGCCACTTTTGAGGTTAATCCGCTTATCGTTTGAGACAATTCTGATATTTTATTTTTGTTATTTTCAACACCTAATATTTGACCTTTTAAGCTGTCAATATCTTTTTTGAACGTTGCTATTGTTTCGCCATTTTTAAGTCCACTTTTTTCGATTTCACTATTTACATAATCTTTTATTTCTATTGTGCTTTTTCTGACTTCTTCCTCTTGTTCGTTCAATCTTTTTTTGGTTTCTTCAAATCTAGCGTCGGCGTCAGCCAGTCTTTTATCAAGTTCTTCAGTCCTTTGTTTCCTTTCTGCGTCAATTCTATCTAGTTCTGCTTGGAAATCTTCATAATATTCTCCATACTCACTAAAACTATTAATGAAATCAATCTTTTCTGATAACCATAAGTGATTAAATTCTTCTCTGTTTCTGCGTAACTTTTCCTCAACTTCTCTAACTTGACGGTCAAATTCTTCATCAAAATCATTGGATTTGCGTTCAAGTTTAGCCTTAACTCCACTTGTTACGCTTGAACTAATAGTGTCGTTCTTTTCCTTTGAACCAAACTTCAACATTTCTAGGTTGTCATTTAAAGGGTCGTATTCAAAACCTATACACTTAATACGTTCATCTACACCGTGTGTAATATACCTTAGAATAACAGTATCGTATATATCGCAAGGGTCGTTATCTCCATAATATAAATAGTCGCCTAATGTTGTTAGTCTGTGTCTATTATCGTTGTTTGTCAATTTAACTTTACATTTAATTGTTCGTCTAGGCTTATCCCAGCCATCTTCAAATAAATCAAGTACTTTTTGTTGTAGTTCTTCAACTGTTCTAGCTTCGTTATTGACATAAGTATCTTGATAGATTTGAGCATAATTATTTACTAACGGACTATCTACGATTGTTTCTAGGTGCACTTTTTCTTTTAGTGTTCTTCTATCATTGATTAATAAACCGCCTTTTTCAGTTAGATGATTAAAAGTAAACCATTCTTTTACTCTAGTGTTGTCCTTTTTATCATCAATCATAAAGCCTACATACTTTGCACCAGTACCGTCGTTAATGTTGATGTCTTTACCATCTAGGTAGTTTGCAAAGGCTGTATGCAAGTAGAACGTCTTTTTGTCTAGTTTGATTGGAATACCATCACGATAATCTGTACCAACCATAAAAGAGGTAATACCTTTAACTTTTCTATCACCTTTAAAAGCTGGTTTTTTCTTAGTCTTTTTAGGTATCTTCATGCTTACCCATTTATAGTCTTTTGCATTAGGTGAGTTTTGATATTTTGTATCCACATAATAGCCTATATATTTTCTTGATTGATAATTTGTATTTGTAAAATCTTTACCTTTGTTGTCATTACCATAAGCAAAATGGATATATAGTTTTTGATTAGGATATTTCGTTTTGTAGGTTGTCGTGTGTTCATAATCTGATTGAGCATACACCCTTGTTGCCTTGCCCTCCATACTATGAATACCCTCCCAATCCTCGATATTTTTGTACTCATATATTAGAGACTCTTTATCTGTGCCTAACTTGTTGTATACATTTATAGTCCAGAAATCAAACATAAATTCACAATCATATTCGTTAAATATTTTGTTCATCAATTCTAACGTGTTATGATATTCAATCTTCGGCTCTACCTTTTCACCAGCTTTTTTCTCTTTTAGTTCTTTGTAGTTACCAAATTCAAGCTTTGCGTCACCAAATATATAATCGTGTTTGAACTTAAAGTCATCTATATCCTCTGTATTTTGTTGGATAATACTTAATAAATCATTAGCTGTATATAAGCCACTCGGAACTTTTGTTCTTTTGTGGTCTAGGTCGTAAAAGATATGAGGACATTTGAACTCAACGTATGTTCCAAATTCCAACCTTTCTTTTATTCTAAAGGCATTTTCTTTGTTCTTATATCCACCTTTACATACAACAATCATTTCTTCACGTATCTTTTTGTGTAAACCCTTATCGTCAATGATAACCTTGAATGTTAGCATGTAACCTTTATCAAATTCCACTTTGGCGTCGTATGCGTTTTGTATTGTATCGCTCGGCTCTTTGTTGAAATCATAAGCCTTACCATCATATAGTTTTAGCATTATATATACGCCTCCTGATAAGCGATTTTGATATTGTTGATGTTTTCTGTCAACGTGATTTCATTTCTTCCATTTAGCAATACAAAAAAGTTACCACTAACTAGACTGTTGTTGACTTTTCCACCCACAATGACATTCTGAAAACCAACTCTACAGTCGATTTTTATTTCATAATTCAATCCACCTTTAATGAACATCTGTCTTTTGCCTATTTGCAATATATCAAACGTTCCAGCGTTGCCCGATATTGTTACTATTGGATAAGCTGGGGCTGTTCCATAATACGTTAAAGGTCCACCATGGGTACTTTGATATACCTTGACCTCTTTACTGTATTCAAAGGGCTCGCAAGTGAATGTGACCTCCACTTGATAAGCACCATCTGTAACTCCATTTTCAAATTTAACCTCTGTTGCAAAAAACTTTCTTTCAATTAACGGATTATCAAACGTTGAGTAACTACCTTTATAGCCTATCCAGTTTTTGAATTTCCTTATATCACTATGAGAAGCATTATATAAGTACATTGTGAACTTAGTCTGTACTGGCTCGTATGCTTGTACTTCTTGAACTAATACACCATCTATTCTGTCTAGGTCGTAAAGTTTGTCCTTTTTCTTCGGCATTTGTGGAGGTGAGTTTTCCTCAACTCCACAAAAAAAGCCTAAGTTTTTACTTGATAAACCATTTATCGTTATTGCATTGTAGTCTACCATTTATCTACACTCCTTTGCTAAATAACAAGTCAAATTTAGCGTCTGATTTAATCTTTTTAACTACACCGTCATATATCCTTTCGATATCCTTATCTTCTCTAACAATAGGATTATTGATAGATATATTAAAACTTACATCACCTTTGTTTGAATGGTCTTCTAATACTCCACCTATACCTCTCATTTTTTCTCTAGTGGATAAAGGTGTTATGTTTACACCATTTCTAGTAACTTGAAATAGTTCGGGTCCAGCTTCTCCAACAATGCCTGTATATCCACGTTTTGGATTTCTAGGGCTTCCTCCACTAGCAAACATATCTATATTTCCGCCATTGGCAAAGGCTTGAATATGTCCACCTGTTGCGTGACCTCCTAAAAATCTTGTAACTGTTTCCTTGATTGTTCTAAACGTTGAAACTACTAAACTAGGGGCATTTCTTACAGTTGAGTTCCACGAACTAACTTTTGGTGTGTTTTGACTAGCATTTGTATTTGTAGTCGCTGTAGAAGTCTTATTTTTCATTTCTCCAGTTGCTTTATTGTATAAACTAATGTTACTTGTATTTAATGGCATAGCTGGCGTACTAGTTTTCGCCCATACGCTCCTACTTTCCATCTTGCCACTGTTAGCATTGTATTGTTTTATATATTCAGTTGCTGATGGTAACGTTCCAGCGTCTGATGAAACAACCAAGTGTTTACTTACTGATGAATCGGCAACTCCGTTAAATTCTTTTAACGCTTCCGTACTTTCACTAACTCCGTATGTTTCTGCTGTAACTGTTAGTGCTGGTTTTTCTTGCATGTGCAAATACTCATTTACTAAATCAATAATTTTTTGTTTGGCGTCTGGAGCATTTGTATCTATCTCCATAAACTTTGGCATAAAGCCTTTAGCGTTCCATAAGTCGGCGTCTTGTATAGCTTTTTGAACGTTAGCGTCTGCTATTTCACTATTAAGGATTAAAGCTTTTTCTCCAACTTTTAAATCATTCCATAAATTTAACTTTTGTAATGTTTGTTCCAGTTCCTCTGGATTTTTACACTTAGCTATTAATTCTTTTTCCTCTGGTTTCAAGTTATTAAATGATTGAATACCATCTATTAACTTCTTGACCTTTTCCTCTCCAGTTGCGTGGATTTCTATTTGTTTATCGGTTAATTCAAACTCATTCCAACCTTGTAGTGCTTTTTGTAGAATTTGTACCTTTTCTGCACCAGTTTCTGCATTCAATACTGCGTTAGTAGTTGCTTCGTCTATTATTCCAGCCGTTCTTAAAAAATCAAGTCCCATTTGTCCTGTTAATGATGACAAGTTTTCACCTAAAAGTTTTTGAACATCTGCCATATTAGACATTGATTTTCCACTTTCATTTGCTAATTTTTGATAAGACTTTAATATAGATACGGTTTCTTTTTCGGTTAAGGCTCTATGTTCTCTACTAGCTGTTGATAATATAGTGCTTATGCTTTCTCTAGCTTTTTGAACTGTTTTAATTTGACTATCATATTGTTTATTTATAGCTTGTATTTCTTTGTCTGCTTCTGCTCTTGACTTAGCATTTATTTCTACTTGTTGATTAATGTTTTTGATTTTTTCATTTCTCAACTTTTCATAGTTTGATACTGTGTCTTTCACAACATTATCAACAGTTTTTACTTGAGCTGTTGCCCATTCGGAAGTAACAACCTTATAATTTTTGAATGTATCACCAATGGAGGACATACTGTTTCCAATCTGTCTAGCCATGTTTTGGTACTTGTCTGTAATATTTTTAATCTCTGAGTCAGAAACATTCATTTCTTTTAACCTATTAGTTAGATTTTCATTAGCAGTTACTCTCTTTTGACCGTTAATTTCTAATTCTGAACCAGTACCTTTAAAGAAATTTTTAAATTTGTTTGTGCTTCCAGCGTTTGTGTCTGTTAGTTCATCAACTTCCAAATTATGTTGTTTTATCTTGTTGATACGTTCTTTTAGGTCTTTTTCGACTTGTTCAGTTGCTTTTCCACTAGCTTTTTCAAGTTGTGCAAATACACGTTCACCGTCTGATACTGCCTTAAACCATTCACCATAAGCACCTTTTGTTTTTCTAACACTATCCATATGAGCGAGTGTCGGTTTTGCTAATTGATAAGCTACTGTTCCAGCTAATGCCACAATTCCTAATAATGCTAAACTCCAAGGATTGAAAAAAGCACTCGCACCTGCACCTGCTGTTGCACCTGCACCACCTATTTTAGATATAGCACCTCCAGCGTCTACTGCTGATTTGCCTAAGTCTGCCATGTCTTTAGCCTGTTTAGCTGTTGTTAGTTTGCCTATGTTTTGAATAAGCTTTCCCCAACCGTTATTAACTACACTAATTGCACCAAACAAACCACTAAAAGCTTTCGCAAGTGGTGATATAGCGGCTGCACCTAATAACATTGTGATTATTGCTTTTTTAGTTCCGTCATCTAACGAACTAAACCCTTGCATTAAGTCTTTTAACTTATCGGTCAATGCTACTAAATGTGGTAAAGCTTCTTTACCGAAGGCAACTCCTAAAGCCATCACATTCTCTTTGAATTTCATTAATTGGCGTTCACCAGTATTACCCATTTCTTCTGCAAGTTTATTTTGATATTCAATAGCTTTTCCAGTTTCTTTGGATAATTCTGCAATTGCACCTTTACCTTGTTGTAATAATGGTAATGCACCTTTTATCGCTCTTTGGTTGAATATTCTACTTAACACTTTCCCTTTTTCTTCATCAGTCAATCCCTCTGTTGCTGTTGCTATATCATCTAGGATTGCTGGAAGTGGTCTCATTTTTCCAGAACTATCAAAAGCCGATACACCTAATTCTTGTAGTGCTTGTTTTTGTACCTTAGTTGGTGTCGCCAAGTTTCTTAGTACGTTTGCTAAATAAGTACCAGCTTCACCGCCTTTAATACCAGCATTGCTCATTATACCTAATGCACTCGCCATATCTTGTAGTGATTGGTTATTAGAGTGTGCTATCGGACCTACATTCTGCATTGCTTCTCCAAGGTCACTAAACCCAGCACTTGTCTTATTTGCCACAAACGTTAATGTGCTTGTTGCCATTTCAGTATTAGCTAACATTTTATTTGTATCGTTTGTAACTAAACCAAATTGAGTTAATACGGAAGCACTTGTTTCCATTACCGAATTAAAATCATCACCAGAAGCGATTGAAGCTTTTAATATCGCTGGAGTTGCTCCTAATGTTGCATTTGCACTAAAGCCTTTTTTGATAAGTTCTTTCATACCCTCACGGATTTTACTTGAACTTTCTCCGTACTTCATTCCCATTTGTTGAGAACTACTAGCTAATTGATTAGTAACATTATCTAATTGTTTAGCGTCGGTATAACTATCCTTTAAAAGTGCTTTTATAGTTTTTGTTTGGTTTTCAAAATCAAGATATGCCTTAGTTGCTCCAGTTAAGCCACCAGCTATACCAATAGTCAATCCTCTTGTTTTGCTACTTAGATTACCTAATTTCTGACTAATATTGCCTGTAACATCACCAACTTTTTTGAAATGTTTTGCTGTATCTGCTAACCTACCACCACTATTCCTGTAAATCTCATGAGTTTTAGCCATTTGATTATTAAGTCTAGCTGTTGCAAGTTCACTTTTAGCCATGTCGACTGGTATTTGACCTAATTCTTTTTTAGTTTTATTTAAACTTTCTGACAATGCATAATAGTTTTTTGCTAATTTCTTTGTTGATTTTTCACTGTTTTTATACGCTTTATTTGCAAGTTTTGTTTCCTTAGCACTTTTGCCTAAACTATCTCTATATTGTTCATACGTGGTTTTGAGATTTTGTGTTCTTGCTTCGCTTAATTTAAATACTTTTTCGGAGTTTGCGACCTCTTTTGTTAGTTTGCTTTGCCTTTCTGTTAAGTCCTTTTCTAAACCACTTAAAGCCTTGTATTTATTGCTTTGTTGTGTTAGTTGAGTTCCTAAACCTTGCATAGTAACCTTGTATTTATCAGTTGTGGAAGCGTGATTACCCAGTTGTGCTAATGCTAATTTTGAATTAATAGCCATCAACTTCATTTCGTTGTTGACCGCTCTTAAATCAGCTAAATATTGACTTTTACCCTCAACGGTTAGCCTTATACCAGCTTTTTGTATTCCACCAGCCATATATACCTCCCTTTTTATACCTTAAAGAACTCTTTAGCTTTATGTGTTTTAGAATGTTCAACCTCTTTATCTTGTTTTTCTGATGGTGTTCTTAACTCAATCTCACGATTAATTAAATCAACTACCATGTCATAGTCGTGGTCGAACATAAACTCATCTTTTGTCATGTTAAAGAATTTTCTGCATAAAAAATAGAGACTATCCCAGTCCGGGATAATCTCTTTTAAGCGTTTTTTTCTTCAACATCATTTTCATCTGCATTTAGATTTAAAGCTAATGTTCCGTAGGAATTTACAAATTCGTTCAGTATTTCTAGGTCTGTATTTTCTAAAACTTCTTCTAATGTTGTGTCAATCTTATTTGCTTTTAGTATACATGTTGCAAACTTTCCTAATGTTAATACTTCGTCTTTTTCTAGCATATTAACCCAGTCGCCTTGCTTTAATCCATAATCTGCGTCCAAGTACAACCACACCGCATTATTTACTTTGTATGTTTTTGTTTTTCCTGTGATTTTGCTTTTGAACGTTTTTAAACTATTTGTAAATATACTCATTTATTCCTCCTACATTGAAGATGAACTAGCTTCGCATTTCTTTAATGAAGCTGTATCAAACCAACCATTTTCTAACAATTTATCTCTATCGTATTTCTTTTTGTTAGTTTCGATTGATAAGTCAACTTCTAAATATACAACATTTGCTCCGTCTGATTTCTTAGTTAAAGGTTGTGCAACAATATTGTATTGTCTGATTTGTTCGTTGATATCGTCTTTTTGAGTTTCACCGCCATTATCTACTGGAGATAAAGTACATTTAGGATAATTGATAATCAATTCATCACCTTTTTCATCAGTAAATGGAATTGCCATTCTGAACATTTTCTTTCTAGGATTTGTAGTAGTTGCCCATGTATCGCCGATTTTAACTTTGCCTTGAGCTTCCTCTGCAAATCCCTCTGGTAAATATCCAGCGTCTAATGTAATTCCAACGTTTTTTACACCACTAAAGTCTGAGTGCAACAAGTTAGAAAGATATACTTTCTTTTCTGATAACTCCAGTTTAGCGTCTACTTTGTCAATAGATGGTGTTACTAATACATCAGTTGCATAAGTAGGTGCTGTATCTGGTGTATCTTCTTTTTCCATAAATTGTAGGTATAATTCACCTACACCTGTTAATAATGCTCTTTTTTCAAATTTTTTAGCCATAATTTACTCCTTTATTTTGTTATTTCTTTTTGCATATCTTCATAGAATGTATCTTTTAGTTCTTCAAACGCTGGTCTCATATGAGGTGTTGGAGGTACATAAGTCGCTTTTGCTCTGCCATCATATATACGTTGCCTACCAGTCTTTTTACTTGTTCTTTTCAGTCTTACTTTGCCATGCCTATTATCTATTGCGTGGAAGCCTATTTCGTGAAAAAATAAGTGGAAGTTAGGTCTTGACGTCCAGCCTACGGTAGACTCGGTGTTGTCGTGTTCAGATATAATCCCATCTACACCTTTTCCAGTCACTTTCAATCCTTTTGAGGTTGCTATAGATTTAGCTCTATCTCTCATTTTGTCAGCATTTTCGTGCAACTTGTTTTCTATCTGTTCAACATTTTTTTCATATCTATCTAGGTCTTTGCTGAATGTGTCAAACCCGAATACACTACTCATATCCTAGCCTCCATGTAGTAATGATAAATACTGCTATCTTCGTCTACATCAACCTCAACATTTTCATTCCATTCTGATATACAAAATATTTTGTCTAGTCCACTATATATAGCGTTTAGATTTTTATCTGTTTCTATATCTAGTGGTACTAAACTAAAATAATCTATTTGATACAAAAATGTATCTTTGTGTTTCTTGTTACTTAATGCCAACTTCCCATGGTAAACCAAGTAATAAGATATTCTAGGAAAGTTGGTATTGTTTGTGTCGGCATAAGATACAGTTATGTCTTCGTCTACCGATTTTTTTAGTATGTCTAATATAGTTTTCTTTACGTTTTTCATATCTTAATCAAGTTCACCATTGTTTCATTTCTTCTAAAATGATATGTCGTGTTATATATTTCAAACTGCTCATTGCCTATTACAACAATGTTTTTAACGTCAATATCTTTTCTGCCATCTATACCTATTTTTTTAGTTATCCTTTTGTCATCTGCAACTGCTAAATAGATATCATCTTGCGTTGCACCTAAGTATCTAAACCAATACTTTTTAATCTCTTTTAGTTCGTATTGACCTCTTAAAGGTGTGTTATATTCATCTAACTTTGTCTGTTTGATATTAAAATGTGCTATACCATCATTGAATACGTTAGCTGTAATGCTCTTTTTTTCTAACATTACTCATCTTCTCCAAGCTCCGATAATTCAAAACCAAGAACAACTAAATCTTGAACATAACTATCATAGAAATGTTCAGCCACTCCATTTCGGGCAAACCTGCAATACTCAAATACTAAATTTTTGCCAAATCCGTTTTCTATAATGTCAAATTCACCAGTATACATTTGAACAACTTGATAACCTACTTTTATTAATTCAAGTAGGTTATTATCGTCGTCGTTCATTGTTATATGAAGTCTATCTTTCAGTTCATCTAATAAGCTACGTTCAAATTCTTTTTCTATTGTTCTCATTATTATTCAGCTTTAGTATCGGCTTTTGCTAATTTAATATCGTAAATTTGAGAAGCGTAGTTGTTAGATGGTTGTCCGTTTGCTAACATATCAACTGCGTATAATGTTGCTCTTTTCATTGCGAATGTTTCTTTGTAAACATAGATTTTTTCTGCTCTAGACATAGTTGCGTCATATTCTCCACCTACAAAAGCTATAAGCTTGTTTTCTGGAACGAATGTTGACTCTATAATGTGGTCTTGTGCAATGAATGGTAGATTAGATACGAATACTCCGTTTGCGTTTTGAGTAGTTACTCTAGCTACAATGTCATAGTAGTTAGATGGATTTACAATTAGATATACATTGCCTGACACTTTTCTGTATGCGTCCTCTGGATTTTTGTCATCTGGACTTAATTTTAGTTTGTACTTAGATAAGCCTTTCATAATGTTTGAGAACTCTGTTACCATTGTTTGAGCGTCTTTAAATGTTAATGTTCCAGCCGATTTTTTATCAGAATATACACCACCTGTAACGGAAGCGTCTAAATCTTTCATCAATCCGATTGGTTTATCTTTTCCGTCACCAGTAATTAAGTTTTCTTCCCACGCTTCTGCTATTGCTTCTGACAAGCACAATCTAACGTATCTGTCAATCCATCTAGCACCTAAGTCGATTAGGTCGTTTGAGATTAAGAAAAATGCTGTTAAAGCTAATTGTGTAAATTCACTTACACCAAATTCAAAATCTAGTTGACCCTCTAAATCTTTGTGCAATGGTCCAAATACTGCTTTTCCTTTTCTTCTAGTTCTAATTACTCTAGTTACTGCACTTGATACACCGAAGTTGATTAAGTTTAATAAAGGTCTATCTTTCTTGATATCATCAAAAATTCTTTCAATGATTGTAACTGGGAATAACACATCACCTTTTAAATCACCTTTAGTCTTAATAATTTCTTCATTGTAGAATGTTTTTTCTTCTGATGTTAAAACGTGAATACCTCTTGATTGCAAGATATTTTCATCTGTAACATTCTTTAATTCTTCAAATTCTTGTTTTACTTTATCTACATTCTTTTGTGATACAACTGATACATAATCAGTTAATGCTTCCATTCTTTCCTCATCAGTTGCTTTTTCGTCATTTAGTGTGTTTGTGAACACTTTGAATAATTGTTTTTCATCTTGTAACATAATTTACATTCCTTTCATAAATTTACTAAAATTTGATATTTTGTTTGTTTTTTCTTCCTCTGCTGGTTTATGTTCTACTCCAGCATTTCTTTTTTCTAACTCATCAGTTATTAAATCAACCAAGTTTTGAATATCGATATTTGATTGATTATTCTTTTCTTCTTCCTCTTTTTGCTTAGGCACTGTCTCTTTGATTTCATCAATAAATCCGTTTTCTAAAGCTTTTTCACAGTCAAACCAAGTTTCTTTTTTTAACATATCCTCTAATTCTTCATCTGATTTTCCAGTTTTAGCTTTATAGATGGATATAATTGATTTATCAATGCTTTCCAAGGCATTTAATGATTTCTGAATATCCTCTTTATTTCCATAAGCGATTGTGCTTGCTTGATGTATCATAAATTGTGTTCCAGTATCCATTACAACCTTATCCGCACCTAAAGCTATGAATGTTCCAGCACTTGCACATAAGCCTGTTATTTCAACAGTTATGTCTGATTGATGATTTTTAAATAGGTTATAGATTTCTATTCCCTCAAAAACATCACCACCTTGTGTGTTGAGATAAACAGTTATAGGTACAGTAGTGTTTTCTAGCTCTTTTGTGATTGATTTTGCACTAATAACATCATCACCAGTCCAAAAGCTTGATTTTGCTACTCTCCCCGATAATGTCAAGTATTTTCTACCGTTTTTTTCTTCTGACAAAAACTTGTATTCTATTTTGCCATCTGCCATTATTCCACCTCCCCTTTCTGCCTTTTAACGACTTTTGCTTAGGTCAATAAAAAAAGAACTAATAATTTAGTTCTATTTCTTCTGCTTTATTCTGTTGTAATCTTCTTCTGCTTGTTCGATTATTCCGATATTCTTAGTTAAGTATCTTCTAGTAGTGTCTTTAGAATTTTCACGTTTCTTGCCCAACTGAACTAATACATCATCAATAGTCCAAACTCCAGAGCCTATCATTTTTTCAACATCTCTAGCCATTTCGAACTCCGACACATATACACACTCTATTGTGTTTACTGTAATCAAGCTGTTCTTCAAGCTTGATTTTGTTTGTTTTGCATTAAATTCGTTTGCTATTTCATTCATAATAGGCTTTACGCACCATCTAACGAAGTTTTTAGAATGTTCTGACGTATCAGCTAAATCTCCACTAAATAGTAATGGCGGAACTTGCAATATGTTTGCTACTTGTTTTACATACATGTTCTCAATAGTTCCTAATTCCTCGGCACTTCTTCCAAGATAATTTTGTGAATGTTCTTCAACGTCATAATCATCTTGTCTAGGAACTACTGCTATACTTTCATTCTCTAATTGTTGCTTCATTCCCGATAAGAACTTCATAAATTTTTTGGTGTTTTCTTCGCTTTTTCCCGTTACCCCTTTGAATGGAGCGTAAACTCTTATTTGTTGTTGTCTCATTTGCACGTCTAATACACGTTTATACAACTTGTCATAACTGTTACTCAACGAATTTAAAAAGTTTCTGAACTCAACATTGTTATATCTGATGTGTATAACATCATCTATTGAATAAGTTTTCTCTTTAGTGCTGTATTCTGTAGTTACTGTAAACAACTTCGTTTTTTCATCATAACTAAAACTATCTGCTACATAGTAATCATCAACAATTTTTACAACTAAACATTCTCCGTTGTACAACATATCGGTAATGATTTTTCTTTTGAACTCATTTCCGTTGTAATAAGGATTAGGTCTGTAGTTCAGTTTATATAAAAAGTTGCTGTTTTCTTCACTTTGGAATTGTGCTAATAAGCAAACATTAATTATTTTGTCAACTACTGTATGAACAGCATATTGTCTTAAATGTAAATCTTCATAATCGCCTTGTAATTGCCTTATTAAGTCGTCCCAGTAATTCATAGGAACACTTTTATTAAAGTTGAATATCTTTCCTATAATGCCCAATTAATATCACCTCCTGCACTATAAAAATCTCCTAACATAAAGTCTGTAGGCTCACTATCTTCTATCAAATCATGCCTAAAATAAGCATGAGTAAAAGCCATGAAACCATCTGTTTTTCTTTTTCTTATTTCCTTTTTCTCATAAGTTTTGTTTCCGAATTTATCTATCTTCACATAAACATTGTTTGTGTACCACCTCATAAGTGGATTATCACCAAAAACAAGTTTCTTTTCTGCAAATAACACCTCTATTTGTGGAGCTATTTGTGCCTGTATACTATTAGCACGTCTGATAAATTCTAGTTCGTAACCCTCATCTTCAAGTGCTGGACGGACAATATCCATTCTGTAGGTATCACCAATGATTTCTAGGATATCTAACTTGTATTTATCCCTCATTTCATTAAACCAGTCGACTATATGTCTAATTGATATTGTAGGCTCATCTACAACGGTCAATAAGCCTTTTTCTTGCCATTCTGGAATGTGAGGTGATATCAACATACTTTCAGTCAATAAAAACTCTTTTCTGATAAAGCTATGCGTTACCCATACCCAATCACCTTTTATGTGGAACAATAAGCCAACACTAGCGAAGTCTTTTAGTGAAGCATAATCAAGTCCACCTATACATTTACAATTTTCTATATCTGGAATAGGTCTATTAGTTGCATATACTTCCTCTTTGGTTGCTACACTCGTTTCTAGGTCTATATCTGATACATTCATACGCTTGATAAACCACTTTGTTTTATCGCCTATACCACGTCTGATATCTTGATATTCTCTATTTACTGTGTCGAATAACGTTTCTGAATAGCTATCTAAAGGCTTATGGAACATAGGCTGTGCCTTTTGCCATAATTCAGCGTTTTCTGCTTCTTGTTTATCATCTAATGTGCATATCCAAGGGAACGTATGAGAATTAAATTCTGTTTCTTGTAATATTTCTCTACAAGTTCTAATCTTTTGGTCGTATACTCCATCACGAACAAGTCCGTTTGTTGATATGAAGAACTTTCTAGGATTAGGAACTTTACCCAAACCACTTGTCAATACGCTTATAATATCGTCTTTTTCGTATTGGTGTACCTCGTCAAATATTACACAACCATGTCTAAAACTATCTTTTGTTTTTGCGTTACTTGTTAGAAATTCCAGCGTACTATGTGTTATTCTACATCTGATTTTTGATAAACCATTCTTAAATATTCCAGTTCTTCTATCTGTTAATTGGGGATTTTTCTCTAACATATCGTGAACTTCTTTAAAGCTTGTTTGTGCTTGTTCTTCACTATTAGCAACAATACCAACGTTATAACCTTGTATATTGTGTAGTGGCGATAAAAAATAAGCACTTAAAGCACTTATCAAACCATTCTTTCCAGCGCCTCTTGCCATTACCCAAAAGAACTCGTCAAATACAAGCTTGTTATTCTTGTCAAACAAGAATATGAACGATATTAAAAACTTCTGGAACGGTTTTAATTTAAAAAACCACTTTTCAGTAAATTTTACGAAACTATCAATTTGCTTTTCGTCAAACCAAAAACCTTCTTGAACTAATACAACATTTTCTAAATAATAAATTAAATCTTTTCTATCTTTGTTCAGAATTATCTTTTTAGATTTATATTGATTTATATATTCATCAACATATTTAGTTGATATCAAATCAACTCAACTCTTTCCACTTCTATATCTTTTTCTTTGAATTTAAAAGAACGTTCGATATTTAATAGTTGAGTATTTAATTTATTAATCTCTGCTAATGCTGGATTAGCCTTTGTGAATTTTTGAGTTGCATTAGTAGTAACAGTTGTTACACCTACCTCTTTTACTGTATTTAATAACATTTGTAATACTTCTACAAACTCAATATATCTATCAATCTTTTCAAGTGTTACTGGGTCTTGTTCTTCAACGTTGTCTAACAAGTATTTTTTTATATCCTTAGTCTTTATCACAATATCCCCTCCTTTGTCTAACGAATAGTATTCAATTTCTAGTCTCGCTTTTTCTCAAATAAAAAAGCCGATACATTGCTGTATCGACTTCTTTACGCATTTTCATTTTAAAAAGATGACCCCTATGAAATTTTTTACACCTATATATTAACATAAATGTATGTACTGTTTTGTGCCATTTCATATTATTGTGTATTATTATTTTTTGTGTTATAATTCAACTCGTTATACGCCCTTTTAAGAGCTTTTATATCATAAAATACATAATTTTACACTTATGTTATTCTAATTAGTTTATAACCTATTATAGTTAATTCTAATACTATTGTACCCCCTAATGGCACTCCCTTTTACGAAAACAAAAACACTTTTTCCGTGGACGATTGAGCCAGCCCGCTGATGAGCAAATAAAAATTTCAGAAATATTTCTTGGGGGTATTATATATACACCATAACTACTCCCGTTATAGCGTCCACTGTATTAGCTATCAATTGATTTCACTTGTTAGTTATATATTGTTATTGTTGTGTCGCTTGTATGTTGTTGTTATGTTGTCGTTCTGTTGTCTTATCCATCTATACATTGATATAACATTATCTATCATAGATACGTTAATATACCATAGTTAATAGTTATATTAATAACTAATGATAATATAAAAATAGATTGACACAAGCTATCGCATCAACCTATTACAATTAGTTATATTTATATTAAAAATACTCGTCACCTTTCCATTTATTTACTTTATATCTATTGTGTATTAGTTCGTGGCAACCGTGGCAAACTGTAACCAAATTGTCAATATCTAACCTTTTATTATAATAATATTCTAAAATGTATATATGATGTACTAATAAATTATCAATCGTAACCTTCCCAAAACTTTTACATACTTGACACTCTTTTTTATCTCTTTTTATTACTTCCTTTCTAACTTGTCGCCATTCCTTGCTATGATAAAAACTTTCTGTTATATCTTTATCAGTTTTGATATTGCTTTTTATACTTGCTTTATTCTGTAAATCTTTTAATAAATCCATAAAAAAAATACTTCCTTTATATAATAATAAAAAATCATTCTATATTATATACTAACAACTATTAGCAAGTTTTAAAATACTATTGTAAATTACTGATGAACTTAAAAAAATATAAAAAACTTTTAAAAAATTTTAAAAAATAAAATTGTGAAAATTAAAAACACCGTTATAACGTTGATATATAGCTATTTAATCTATTAAAAAGAAAATATAAAAAAGTGTTGACACTACAAGTAAAAGAGTATATAATAATATTGTAATCAAGAGATTACAAAAAAAATAAAAAATAATTGGAGGATTAAAAAAAGTATGTTAGAAAAAATAAAAGAATTAAATGACGATCAAATTAAGGAATTATATAACAAGTTTGAGGAATACGACGACGAAAAAATCTACTTTAATGGCGATGAATTTTTTTCAAAATTTTTTGATTATAGCATATATCAAGCGATCGAGACTGTAAACACAAGTAAAAAATATAATTACACTGATAATTATGTAAAATTTGACGAAGATGGCGAAAGCTTGATCTCAAGTAATGATATTAAAAACTTAATAAACGACTGGAGCTTTTTAGAAAAAATTGACCAATAAAAAAATAAAATAAACACTTGACAATACAAGTAAAAGAGTATATAATAATATTGTAATAAAAAAAAGAGGTGATATTATCAAAAAAGAATATAAAACAACGGAGGCACAGCGAAAGGCAAACGCCAAGTGGGACAAGGCAAACAAGGCAAAAAAGAGCTATTATAGCAAAAAATCGGCGTGCAAAACTTTTATATTAAAAGATGGTAAAAATGAAGATATTGAACAAGTTAAAACTTGGTTAGATGAACGATTAAAAAAAGATAAAAAAATTAAAAAAATACTTGACAATACAAGTAAAAGAGTGTATAATATAATTGTAAAGTAAAGAAATACAGAAACGGAGGTAAAAGCTTATAAGATAAAAAAAGAATTAAAATCAACAATAAAAAAAGACGGAACGACACAAAAAAATAGTTATCAGTTCCCAACGACCAAATCAGTAACCGATAACTATTAACAAGTACCAAAAAATCAAATATTAAATATATAGATATATTTATATCTATATCGATACCGATTTTTTGATACTTTAAATTATACTACAACAATTCAAAAAAGTAAAATTTAAAGGAGATTATAAAAAATGAACGAAATTACAAAAAATGATATTAAAAGACGATATACAACAATAATACAGTTAGGTTACTGTGATATATACGAGTTAACAAGAAAATTAAAAAAGATTGGTTATAACGCTGGCGTATACGGTTGGAATTATGATGCGTTTGAGTTGGATTGGAATACATGCATAATAACTGGCTATAGGACTTTTAGTAAAGGAACAATAAGATTAACAAGAGATTTTACACAATATATGGATAAAAAAGCTTGTGAAATAGCAAAAAATAACCGTTGTAATTATGATGAATACAATAAGCAAATGAACGATTTAAAAAATGAATTTTTAAATGAATACAAAAATAATATATTAAAAAGAGGTTAAAACGATGAAATTAAAAGAAGTTGAATTAATAGTTAAAGATATAGAAATCAAATACGACGGAAGAGAAAAACTGATAGATAATTTTTTAAATGAATCAACAAAAAAACACCATACCAGTCCGGATTCTTTTAAAAGATTATTGATAAATTATTTTTCATTATTTAAAGACGAAAAAGAGCGATTTATCGCGATATTGCTTGATACAAAAAATCGTATAATCGGTATAGATTTGGTATCAGTTGGAACAATTAGCGAAGTGCCAGTACATCCAAGGGAAGTCTTCAGAAAGGCAATAACCGCTGGAGCGAAATCAATAATTATAGCGCATAACCATCCATCTGGCGACGTTACGCCATCAAGAGCTGATATACAAGTTTCTAAAAGAATTGAAAACGCTGGCGATATTCTAGATATATGTTTATTAGATAGCTTGGTAATTTCTACAAAATACGGCGGCGAACTTTTAAGCCTAAAGGAACAACGCCTTTTTTAAAATTGAATAAATAAAAAATAAAATTTAAAAATTAAATGGAGGGTATAACAATGAAAAAATTAATTGAAATGAACAAAAGCGAACTTTTGGAAGTACTAGAAAAACAATTTAACAAAATAGATTATATTAACGATAAATTTAACAGATATAAGGCGTTCGGGAGCTTATCAAAATATATAAATTTAAACGAAATTACAAACGCCAAAACGCTGGAAGTGATTGATAATTTTTTAGACTTAATAAGAGATGAGAAACAAAAAGAAGACGCCGACACCGATTATTACAATTATACTAATAATGAGATAATAGAAACGTTGAATAAAAGCGAGTTAATGGATTTTATAGATTATTTATATAATTATAGTTATGAGTTAGTGTGTGATATTAGAGATTACAGAAGCTATTACAAAAAATTAGATGATGATTTAAGTTTCCAAATTTAATTGTAAAATTAGTATATAATATAATTATAGGATAATAACGGAGGTTAAAAAATGGGAGTTAATTTATTTTATGTAATTGAGAACTACAAGGGAAACGAAACGATAGTATTTACAGGAACGGAAAGGGAGTGCTGTACATTTGAGTTGGAGGCACGAGCAAATTTAATCAAAAAAAACGGTCGTGAAATAACTTGCGTACACGATTTTTACACCGAATCAAAATCCAAAAGAGAAAGAGTGGCGAAAAAAACAAAAGAAATAGAAGAATTTAAAAAAACATTAACGCCGGAACAACTGGACGAGTTTGTAGAAATAGATGGCAAAATATGTCCGAGATGGATAATCGAATATGATAAAAAAATAAAAAAATGATAAGTTAAAAAAATAAAATCATAAAATGATAGATAGGATAAAAAATCCTATCTATTTTTTATTGTTCAGAATAAAAACATATAAAAAGCACATATATTAAATAGCAATAAATACATACCAAAAATTCATATATTATAACACGCTGTAACGCTTTTTAAAGCACGTTAAAAAATCAATTCATATTTTAATATCAATCAAATATAAAAAGCTTGTGTAATTGATTCTATGGCGTTGTGTAGTTGTTGATATTTCAACATTTTAACGCTTTTTAACCTATCATTATTATTATATCAATCACTTGATAACATATATCTATTATTTGATTGATACATTGATTAATACATTGGTTAATAAATAGATATAATATATTACATATTGTATTTATTTAATTATATCGTTGTATTTACTGATAAAATGTTATATAATTGATATCATAATCAAATAGATTAGTTATAAATATATACAATTATTTTATTTGAAATATTTTTTATTGCATACTGTATTAATAAAAATAATATAGTAAACTTAAAAACTGTATTACTGTATTAATAGCACTTTTACAGCTTAATCAATTTGATATCAAATATAAAAGTACCAATAAAAATATGATATAATTAATAAGTAATAAAAAATAAAAAATAAAATTTCAAAAATAAATTTGCTCAGGTCAAAATCAATTTAAAATAAATTTGGTTGTGAGTTGGGCGAAGTTTGAAAAAAATTTTCCTAAAAATTGAACTAAAATCCACATTAAATCGCATAAATCCAATGCATTGAAACAGCAGTTCTCTCCAGGCCAGGCAGTCAGGTACTTCCTGTCTGCCATATTCTTTCTCTCCCTAGGTTCTTCTACCTAGCCA